AGGATGGAAGCATCGTTGAGGTCGCTAACATCTGCGCAGATCCCGAGAATGGTTTCGAAGTAAGCGGCGAGGATCTACTTCGTTACGAAGATCGCATTGCAGCAACTTGGCATACCCACCCCAATGAAAGGTCCAATCTCTCAGTGGGGGACCATCACAGCTTCTTGAATTATCCCGACCTTCTGCACCACATTATTGGCAACGACGGTGTTTCCTCCTATGAGGTAAAAGACCAGAAGGTATTCAAAATTGAAAAGCGAAACCTTTCGACCTCTACCTTCTCAGGAGGAGCTGCTCCGTAGGTTGGATTATAATTCAAATACTGGGGAGCTACGTTGGAAGTTTAGAGATGATGCCACAACTAGCTGGAATAGGAGAAATGCCGGTAAACTCGCTGGTGGCATAAATAATGAGGGATACCTCATGGTGTCTATTAACGGCGAGAAGTTTTGTGCATCAAGGCTCATATGGAAGATAGTGACCGGGAAAGACCCCGTGCTGTTAGTTGATCATCAAGATCTAAATAGATCCAATAATAAGTGGGATAACCTCAGAGAGGCTACTCGACCCGAAAATTCAGTAAATACGAACCAGCGTAAATTTCGAGATCTACCTATTGGGATATATAAGCAGAGAGGTAAGTTCGCCTCTCGTGTAGCTCATAAGCATATTGGGGTATTTAACACCGTAGAACTTGCTGTAGCAGCAAGAGAAGATGAAGCTCGCAAAATCTACGGCGAGTTTGTGAGGGCATCATGAGGAGACGGGTCTATCTCCACGGAGCCCTGAAGAAGCTCCATGACGGCCCGATCGAGGTCGTCGCCACGACGGTCGCTGAGGCAGTCAAGCTGATCAGCCTTCAACTCCCCGGGTTTCGACCGAACGCCATCGAGGGCCGTAAGCGCATCCAGGTCGCGGGCTGCGAAACCATCGAGTCTCTTTTCGACAGCAACAACCAGCTCGAGGAGCTTCACTTTTTCCCGCAGCTCAACGGCGGAAAGAGCGGAGGCTTCCTGCAGATCCTCGTCGGCGCAGCGCTCGTAGCCGCGTCCTTCATCCTGCCGGTCGGGCCACTCTTCGCCGGCATCCTGCTCAAGGTCGGCGCGATGGTGGTGCTGGGCGGCGTCCTGCAGCTCTTCTCTGTCCCGGCGCGCGACGCAACTGGCCCCACGGGCACGGTCGGCGAGGCCAACCGCTCCCATTATCTTGGGGCTCCGCAGAACACGATCGGGATCGGTGAACGCATCCCGATCCTTTACGGCCGTCGCAAAGTCGGTGGCCAGCTCCTGTCCACGAACATAACGGCGGTATGATGAAAGACCAGGATCAACTCGCGCTGCGGCGCCTGAAGGATACCGCACGTCGTGACCGAACTGCGCGCCTCGAAGCCGAGCGTCGCGCGCTCCGTGCAGAGGATTTGCGCTCAAGTGTCTTCAACCTCGCCGAGACGCCGCTGACCCCTCCGGACTGGAAGCCAAAGAGGGTCGCACGCGGCGGGAAGCACCGAGAGGCCCTGATCCTCTTCCTCTCCGACCTGCACATGGGCGAGGTCATCAGCAAGGAAGAGATGGGCGGCCGAAATTCCTTCAACAAAGCCATCGCCAGACGCCGCCTCGAGCGGCTTTTTCAATCGGTCGTCAAGCTCGGCACCATCCACTGGTCGGGCCCGCCGCCGGAAGTCATCTATTTGGTGCTCGGCGGCGACCTGATCTCCGGCGAGATCCACGACGAGCTGGCCAAGACGAACGACCTCCTGTCGATCCCCGCCGTCAAGGCGCTCACCGAAAGTCTCATCGCCGGCATTCAGCTCCTGCTGAAGAGCTTTGCCTGTCCGATCAATGTGATTTCGGTGCCTGGCAATCACGGGCGCACGACGCGCAAGCCGGAAGCGAAGGCCTTCGCGCTCAACTCCTACGACACACTGGTGGCGTGGTCGCTTGAAAGCTGGTTCACTGCCCAGAGCGAGCGCCGCCTGACGTTCTCGGCGCCCGCGAGCGGCGACGCGCTCGTCAACATCATGGGCTGGAATGTCCTCTTCACCCACGGGGATCGCATCGGCTCCCGCGGCGGCACCGGGTTCATCGGCTCGGCGGCGACGGCCGCGCGTGGCATGAAGCGCCTCGTTTATGACTATGCCGGTGAGGGTATCATCCTCGACACCATCATCATGGGCCATTTCCACACGCCGGTTGAACTCGAGGAAGGCTTTGTCAACGGTACGCTTGCCGGGCCCTCTGAGTATTCGCGATCAGGCCGCATGGGCTCGCACCCTGCTTCACAATGGCTGCTGACGGTCCACCCTATTCACGGCATCGCGCGCCGTTGGAAGATCCAGGTAGGAGACCCATCTGAAGGGTCTATCTACAAGGGACGCGCCCCCTAATGGAAACCTTCTCCGGCCGGAAGTTCGGCTCGACCCCACAGGCGCAGCCGGTTCAACCACAGCCGCACGTTCAATCTGACACGCTGTTTTCTGATGACCTTCTGGAAGTCATCATGGCTGTCTCCGAAGGACCGATCAAAGGTCCAGTGGATGGTCTGAAGAGCGTCTTCCTGAGCGACACCGCGATCCTCGATGCATCGGGTCAACCGAACATCGGCCCCTTCGAAGTCAACTTCTTCAAGGGAGAGGCTATCCCCTCCCAGGTGAAACCTCGCCTCGGAGGTGCCGGCAGCTCAACAACCGTTGGCGTCACACTCGACAGCAATCTGGCCGTCACCAGGACTGGTTCGCACACCAACATTGACTTCGTCGAAGTTCGCTTAGTCATCAACAGACTATTGTATGTTGACTCGCAGCTCGGCGAGTTTGAGCATACGGCCCTCTTTCGCATCGAAGTAAAGCCTCACTCAGGATCTCTGTGGAACTCGGTGGGTAGCATCCCTCCGAACCCCATCAGTCATCCAGATCCTATTGTCACGTCAGGGAGCGACTGGACCCAGTATTATGGGATGCATCTGTGGTCTCCCATCTCGATCAGCGCGCAGCGGAAGATTTATGTTCAGGATACGGCCCCCACGGACGTAACCGACAGCAACGCAATCTGGTTCAACTCGAGCCTCCCTAACTATCCGCCTAAGCTGTGGAACGGGGCGACGTGGGTGACCCCCTCGGGCTTGAACTACCTTACACCGGGTGGCGACTATCCCTACTGGCAGTGGACTGAGAATGCCACAACCCGGCGTGCCTATGTCGGATGGCTGGACGTTCCTCCAGTCTACCTATCCATGTATGACCTTTGGGTGGTGCCCGAAGACTCCCATTCCAATACGGATGTTGAGAAATACGTCTGGAACGGATCGACCTGGGCGAACTCCCTCAACTGGGAAACGCCTCCGTCGTCCTCGCCGGGTGACTTCTCAGTCAAGGGGAAAACAACCTCACCTTATGTCAAAGAGCTTCGCATCCCAGTCTCGCGCATCAATGAACCTTACGATGTGCGGGTCACGAAGCTAAATGCACCCAACACCGCCAACCAGTTCTGCGACATGGCGTGGGAGAGCTTTCAGGAGATCTCGGCCGACCCCTTCGAGTTCCCTAACCTGGCGATCCTGCAAGGGGTCATGCGGTCGTCTGACCAGTTCTCGTCTGTCCCGACCTTCACGGCTGAGCTGTATGGTCGCATCATCAAGGTGCCGACCAACTATAACCCGGTGACGAAAGTCCACACGGGTCTGTGGGATGGGACATTCAAGCTCGAATACACCGACAACATCGCCTGGATCGTCTACGACCTCGCAACCAACAACCTTTACGGCATTTCAGCTTATCAGCCGATTGTGCTCGACAAGTATGCCGTCTATGAGTTCGGTCGTCACTGCGACACGCATGGCTTCACCTACAACGAGC